TTAGCAGTTGCAAAAGTTATATCTGCTCTTTCTTCAAATGTTCCATAAGGATAAGCATTTGTAGCTGCCGCACTTAAAGTCAATGGAGCAAACAAAATAACAGAATTTTTACCAATACGTTCATCAAATATAGTCGTAGTTGTAGCATTGCCTGTATTCAGAGTAAATTCGCCTGTATTATTAGATTTACCTTCTATAAGGTTATTAACTATTTCTGCTACTTCTCTAGGATTGCCACCTCGCCATGGTAGCTTTCTATACATATCGGAACGTGCCATTACCTGTTCCCTGCTTGATTAACGTCTAAATCTAATCCTATGGCTAATGTCCAGTTAGTTCCTGTCGGTGTAACTGATACTCTATGATAACGACCATGACTTCTTAATCCTACACGACCTTCTGCATCTGCCGATACTGCTGATGAAAATGTTACTGTGTCATTAAGTTCACGTCTTGATGCAATTTGCACATCTGCACTACCATTGTCTACAGATGGTCTAACAAGGTTTACAAGAGTGTTATAACCAAACTCTAAATCGTTTGTCGTTAAAGTGGCTGTTTGTCTTGTTCCTGTAAATACAACAATTCTATCATCACGAACACCACCAAATAAAAACTTACCACCTTTCCAAATTCGGTCATCTAATGATGCAGATAAAGCATCAAGTGATTTAAGGCCTGTTATTGCTGCAGCTTGGTCAATACCAACACCTGTTCCTGTGCCAACACCTGTGGCTTGGAATAATACACCTACTGTATTAGCAACTGCACCGATTAAAGTAAAATCTGTTGTGCCTACTTCTCTGATTGTATAATATTGACCGACAACAAATGAACCTGCGGTAACATTGTAAGCACTGTCTAGTCCATCTAATGAAGCACCTGTTGATGATAGAGTAGATAGATAATCTACATCTGTTTCTGCTTCTGACCATTTTTGTGTTTGGTAGTTAAAGATTATAAATGAACGTCCACCAGATACGTTAGCATAATTCCAAATAACTACGTTACGTTCAGGGTCAATAGAAGCTGAAATAGAATCAATATCACCGATGTTAGCGTTGCTAAAGAAGTAACGATTTACTTTTTCAGCACCAATACGAATGACTTGTTGTCCATCACAAGCATAAAATCCGTCAGCACCTAAGAAATAAGTCACACCTGCGTATTGCGTAACAGAGCCACCTTCAATACAACCTACACCTCTTGCAATTACGTCAAAATTAAATATATTTGGGCTACCCACAAATTGCATACGGACTATGGCATTTTCTAGCAAGACAATACCAAATTCACCACCTGTAATCCCAGTGATGTCACCACCATCTTCTATGTCCTGAAAATCTGCTAACGATGCACCTTCACTGTCCCAATAGCTAGGGTCGTTTACGTCAGACCACTGAACTCTGTTAGGATATGTTCCTGCTTCAATATATGCACCTACGACAAAATCACGAATGATAGTAAGATGTTTAGCAATAGGAGCAGCTGATGTTATAACATTGATATTACCTGATGTTGTGCCTGAGTTTGTATCTGTATAAGTAATGGTATTGGCATCGGTTACTGAAATAACATAATCACCATCTGTGCCATCACCACTTGTAATATCGACTTCGTATGTTGCACCAGCAGTTAATCCATGCCCTGTAATCGTTGCAGTCACAGTTGTACTGCTACGAGTGTATGTGCCTGATACAAATGTAGATGCTTGATAGAACGCAGTAGAACTACCTAATGTCCATCTTTGTATGCGTTGTGTACCATTACTAGCCAACATATTTTGACCAAACTGCACAAACTGCCAACGATTATTTCCAGAATATGTACCACTAGATACATCATCTAGACTTAAATCAGTATTGTCTAATTTAAATAATTTAGTGCCACCACCTGCAAACACAGTTACAGTTCCACCAAATTTACCTGCAAATACATTGTTTAAGTTTTCTGATGCAGTAGCAGAATAGTTAGCAGCACCATTAATATATGTATATCCATTTAATACAGGAACGACATTTAATGCCTCACGAACAGATTTGCTGACTGATGGTTGGTCAGGAAGCCACTCATCAAATAATATGCGTTGTGTAGCCATGCTACCCTTTCATAATAAATGCTAGTGCATAGTATGGAGGTAAGTTAGCATTAGTGCCACTTGAACCTTCAGTGCTGTTTGCTACAGTAATTCCAGTAGTGCTTGTGCCTGTAGTATTTCCTTGTGCATAGCTTCCCTCACCAGACCTACTTGGGCCAGAACCAGCATCAGATACTGTAATTGAATGGAAATGTCCGGGGTCTGTAACTGTTGCTGTATGAGTATGACTTACAACAATGGCATCTTTGCTACCACCAGATTGTGTAGCACTTCCTGTAACATTAGTTTTAGCTGCTCCACCATCATCTGCATTTGCACCAATAATAAATTTATTTCTTAAGTCAGGAGTGCTGTTATTACCATCACACAAATACCAACCACTAGGAATAGTTGCAATCGTACCAGACCACATCATAATCATACCAGCTACAAAAGCATTACCCCATGTTGGAGTATTTCCTGAACCTGCTGACAATAATACTTGACCAGTTGTTCCTGCACTTCCATCAAGAGTTAATCCACCTGTAACAGCTAATGTTCCAGACGAAGTTAATGTGCCAGATGATGTGATTGTTCCTGAATTGGTTAGTGAATCACCACTAGAGCCATCTTGAAAGTCTTTAAGATGCCCCATTACAGCTCTAATAGCGTTGTTTATGTTCGAGGGGCTACAGCCCTCTGCGATATTAATGTTTGCTACATCTGTATTACTTGCTGCGGTAGACGAATATTCGCTAATCTTATTTTTTGCCATGTTTTATCCTTGTCGTAACCAATTTTCATTTCCAGCAGATATTTCTGACCAAACTTCTGCACCTGCTGTTATATTTGTCCATGTTTCAGTTCCTACAGGTGAGTCTGTCCATTCTTCACCTAATATAGTTCCTAATGCTGTGATTGTTCCATTAGAGTTTATAATTGCATCACCACTAAATGTAGCATTTCCTAAACATTCTGCTAATGCTGTTGCGTTGATAGAACCATCTGCATCTGCTATTAAACCACCTAATGCTGATACAGTTGCATCACCATCTATGCTTGCACTAGAATATATTTCACTAAATCCGTTAGCAGTAACACTGACATTAGAAAATATAGAACCACTAGCAACTGCAAGAGAAAATCCTTCTGCATCAAATAATGCGTAACCTAATATTGCACCACTATTTGTTCTGATTCGTAAGTAAGAGATAGCAACATCTGCATTACCTGTAATACTTCCAGATGATGTTCTTAACCTTGTTCCATCGATAGTAACAGTTCCACTTGTAGATATATCAGCAGAACTTTCTAATATTAATATGGCATTAGCAGTTAAATTTGCATCAGCAGTAATTGTTGCATCACCAAATAATATAGCACCTGTGCCTAATGTACTAAATGGAGATTGAGAAAATGCAGTAATCCCAAACATTATTCGTCACTTTCAACTTTTATCCAATTTTGAGAGTATTCACTCCATAAATAATGGTTACCATCTGTTGGATATGGAATAGGACTATCCCAAGTCCATGTTGTTGTATTTAAAGTCCATGAGCTATGTGGTTTTGGCTCATAGAAAACATCATATGTAGAATCATATATATAACCTACACCTGCATAATTTCCTCTTAATGCTTTTGATTGGTCTTGAGCAACTGTATTTGAATTTGGCTCATAATAAATACCATGTCTAGTATTATATGATGTTTTAATCCAAGATGTTTTATCTGGTAGCGTATCTATAAATTCTTGTTCGGCAACAATAACCTGACTAACAATACCATCTACTACTTTTGCGTAATGTGCCATAATTTATCCTGTGTATGTTCCTGAAGATGTAAATTTATGATAAGTATAGCCGCCAGATGATACTATTGTTCCACCTGTTCCTCGTTGTGAACCTGCATAACGAACAATTACAATACCTGAACCACCTGCACCAGAAAGTGAGGAGTTTGCATCACCATAACCACCGCCACCACCTCCTCCAGTGTTTGCAGTTCCATTTGTGCCACT